TGTCGTACCAACAGGATTTGCCTGTGAGCCTTCACCCATTTTTTGATCCGCTACTGCTGCAAATCTTTTTCCTGCGTCAACAACATAACCAAGTAAAGCAAATAAAGTTTGATCAGGTCCTTTATAGGGAAGAGGCATAAGACCTTGTCGAAGATCACCACTCGGTGCGTCTATGTCTCTAAACTCTCCTGGTTGTAATGGTGTATCATCGTCAGCAATTCTAATTCCTCTTGCTTTGAATCCTGCCGGTAAATTAGATAGTGTTCCCGCATCAACGAGTTGACGGAGAGTGGACGTAGCAGTCCTGGACAAACCCCCCAACATATGAATAAGACCAAAACCATAAAAACCAAGACCTGGCAAAAACTTATAGTGAACGAAATATGAGACCTTTTTTCGTAGGGGATCGTCTTCTCGGTAATTTCTGTAGATTCCCAAAATTTTTCCTGATGATTCGTCAAGAGTAACAACATAAGGAATTTTAATACCTGTTTCTTCTCCTGATTGCTCGTCTCTATCTTCGAAACCTTCTATGTCTAAATCGCAATGTATTTCTAATATTTCATAGAGCTCATCATAGTTTACACGGGAAACACCTTCGAGTTGATTATACTTTTCTTGAATACGGTTTTGATCCATTTCAGGATCATGTAATTCTATATCTTTATATAATCCTGCTACTTGACCTTTACGCACTTCGTTCGGCGTCATTTTAATAACATGCGTGACTCTTTCTGCTGAGGCTAAATCTGTTGCTAAGTAAGGAACAATTAAATCTTCACTCGGAACAAATTTAGATACAGGTCTTGCGAGACCTGCATCATAATAAATCTTTTTAAAGGCAGACCCTGCAAGAGGTAAATAAAAAAGTAATTGATCTGTGTCTGCATCGTATTCTTCCATCTCATCCATGATCAGATAGTTCATATATTCTTTAACACGTTGTGATTGTTCTTCTACTTGAACATCCATTTTTCCTACAACGTTACATTTTACGGGTCCTCCACTCGGTAATAATTCTTTATAGGCTTGTGCTTGAAATTGTGTAACAGCTTCGGCTAATAAGGGATGCGTCACGGAACTTGCTCCTTGGAACGGTTGTGTTCGTTCTTGGTATTTAAATCCTAGAAGATCCAGGCCCTGTATGTAAGAGTGATACCAATCATCCCTTGAGGCCTTATCATCTTCAAATTGTTGTTGTAAATCACTTGAAATGTTCTGTAATATATCGTCATCTAAAATTTCTGCTAGATTGGCACCAAAAGGAACTTGCTCCTCGGCCATTGCTTCTTCCCCAAATGTTACTGACCCATCAGGATTTTCAATCATTTCTTCTGATACTTCTATTTGCTCCTCCACTGCGGGGGTAGCACTCATCGGATCTGATGCTATGGGATCGTAACCTGCTGGTCTTTCAACTGCCATTAACCTCTCCTCGCTACACCATAGCCACGTTTAGCGAAACCACCATGTTTAGCTGTTGCTACTTTTTTAGATTTTTTAGTTTTCTTTTTAGCACTATCTCTAGAATCAAAATATAAATCTGGCCCTTCTTGCAATAAAATTTGTAATATATGCTCGTCATCAAAATCTCTAGAATCTGTTTCTGGAAGTTCCATTTGATTTAATTTTCGTGTAAGGTAACTTCTAGATTTTCCCGATAAGTCTATTAATCCAGCCATTATCTCCTTGCCTTCCCATAGCCACGTTTTGCTAGGCCACCGTGTTTCATATCTAAAGGTTCTTGTCTTGCTTTTTTTCTTTTAGTTAATAACACATCTTGTTTACCTTGTCTTTTTTTCAAGATACGCCAAAATTTTGTTTTCTTGTCTTTTTCTTCTTTATTTTTTTCACGTTGTTCCTCATCCGCTAAAGATTCTTGTCTGCTTCTTTGCTGTACCATATCTATCTCCTTGCCTTTCCATAGCCACGTTTCGCTGCGCCACCTGAACTCATTTTAATGATGCCACCTGTTGCTTTAGGTTTAGCTTTCTTTACTTTTACAGGCTCCATCTTTTGATGCATCAATTTATTTTTTTGAGACTTCCATTTACTGTCTTGGCGTTGTTCGAACCATTCAGGTTCCACAATCATCGAGGCAGTACTGTCGCCCACTTTCGCCCACTCTCCTGACTTACCTTTTCCAGTATAATCAATAACACGCTTGGCATCATAACGCTTATTACCAAGATCCTTCAACTTTCGTTTGTATTCCTTTTTGGTAATTTTGGCTACGTTCTCGTCCTCCGCCAAGGTGAGTTTTTTCTCCTTCTTTAATTTCTTCTTATCATATACTTCTACTTTAGTTCCCATATCTATCTCCTTGCCTTCCCATAGCCACGTTTCGCTGCGCCACCTGAACTCATTTTCACGACATTACCTGCCTTTTCCGCTTGCTTAATCATATTCATGGTTTTCTTGTTAATAGGTTTCTGCTCGATAGTTATACTGAGCATGCTTCCTTTTCCTTTCACAGGTCCTCCATGATTCATTTTGATAGTGGACCCTTCTGCTGAACCTTTAGCAAAGCCACCATCTTTTTTACCCATGGGTTTAGCTTTATTCTTAGCTCTTGCTCTTCTTTGTTTCTCGGCTTTCAGAATTGCTTTATCTTTTTTCCAATTTGGATTCTCTTGATCAAATTCTGCTTCAGAAACTCTTCGTATACTTGCATTAAATTCTTCATCGGTAAGATTTTCTAACCACTCTTTCCATTCATTTTCTGTCATCTTAGTCATACTAACCTACTCTTCTTCTGGTTCTTCTTTAATTTTGCTATCCAACTTTTAGGTGTCGCAAACTTATAATACTCTTTTTTTGGGTTTTGGAAAGAGGCAGCTTTAATTTCTGTTCTTGTTTTTTTTCTTTTAGGTCCTCGGACCGTGAACCCCTTTTTATAACCCATCTTATGTATTTCTCGGATGTCTAGCAATTCCCCATCCTCTTACTGCGAGACCTCCATTTTTTCCCCCCTTAGTATATTGATCAATTTTTTCTGTAGGGTCAGTAAGATCCTCTACCATTCGAGAACCACTACTATACACTTTCATTACTCTAACTCTAGGTTTTTTAGGGCTTTGTGTGCTATCTTGATTTTTCATAATATTTTTATAGTGATTGCTTGCTTTATAATTATTTTTAGCCTTTTTAATAGCTTCTCCTCTACTGGAAGCATTAACTGTTTCTAAGGTAGTATTTCCAACATTGGGAATTTTTTTACCATCCAAATATTCTGAAGGAGTAGTAATTTTAAATCTAACTTTATATTCGCCCATTAGTAATACTCCAATAATCCCGGACTAGGTATACGTGGAGGATCCTCATAATCCTCTGGATGCACGGCCAATCCAACTTGTCTATAGCGCATTAATGCTTGTGTTGTGCTATCAACTAAATCATCGTTATCACCATAAGGGAAAGCTGCACATTCTTCAACTAATTCTTCCGCCCACTTATCTTCCGTGCGCCATACCTGGCCTGCTTCAAAAAGAGTGGAGACGGAATTTACTCTCACATGTTTATCGTTTCCACGACTAGGCGTAAAGTTGACAACAGGAATACCAAAGCGCCGTAGTTCCTGGGTCAGGGGTGTTCCACTTGCTTTCTGCTCAATGATAATTGTCTCCGGTTCCCAGTATTGCCATTGTTCTATTGCTTTTGTTTTTAATTCCGGGAAGTCCCACCGCCCTTTCTCCACATCCAATAAAATTATATTCGGTGTTATTTCATCAACAAGAAATACACCCCACGTTGTAATGGCCGAGAAGTCTGCTGTTTCTTTTTTACTGAAAGCTGTGTCATACGATTGGATCACATGTTGTAATTTAGGCAGCTTGGGCTTGTCCCAAATCTTCCAGTACTCTCGCTTGATAATGGAACCTTCTTCTGAGGTAGGGTTCTGTTGCCACTGGGCATTCCACTTCGCCACGGAGAGGGATGCCTTCACTGATTCTAATTCATCTAACTTCCAATACTCAGGCCATACAGGTTTTTCATTGGGCATGATTGCAGGAAACTCAATCACGTCCCACTGATCAGCTTTGATATCACTCTGCGCTTTCATTAATTGTCCTGTCAAATCTTTTGTTGACCATCTGGTCATAACAATAACAATCTTGCCTCCCGGTTGAAGTCTTTGCCGTGGTCCTGATGTATACCACTCATAAGCATTATCCATTGCCGTTTCACTTAGGGCATCTTGCTCGGAATGAGGATCATCAATAATTAATAAATCCGCACCCCTACCCGTGATGGCTCCACCAACACCAGCAGCGAAATACTCTCCCCCCTTGTTTGTTTCCCATCTTCCGGCAGCTTTTGAATCCTGGGATAATTTAACATTATCAAAAATATCTTGGAAGGAAGGTTCCTCCATTAAGTTACGAACCTTACGACCAAAACGATAGGATAGTTCGGCGGTGTGGGTGGTTTGAATAATCTTGAGCTTTGGATCACGGCCCATCATCCACGCAGGAAATAGGAAAGAAGCAAATTCTGATTTTGTATGTCGGGGTGGCATGTTTACAATTAATCTTTTTATATTCCCCTCGGCCAATGCCTGGAACTTTTGTGCAATTTGTACGTGGTGGGGACCCTCTATAAATTCAGGCCATACTTGTCTAACAAACTTTAAATAGTTTTCTCTTGCTAAATTTTTTAAATCAAATGTTTTTTTTCGCAGCAATAACTTTTTTTGTAATGTATCTGATTCCCTCGGACTTAAATTATCAAAATTAGTTAGCCTCTTAAAAGCGTTAAGGTCAGCCATCCGATGTTTATACCATATAGTCTATATGAGTAAAACAGTATATATATATAACATACAGAGTATAGCTGGCTTATTTAGGGGTGTACCCCTTTGATTTTTTTTTAATTCTCAAGTTTCAAGAAAATGACACCCATACTAACCTATTTCATGTGAAAAGAAAAAATACAGAAAATTGTGTAAAAAATATTTTTTAGCTATTGTATATTATCCCATTAATACTTATATAATATATATGATATTAACTTTTAACAATGGAGTGAAAATGAAAATAATATCTACACATGTATTCACTAGAGAAAATATGAAAGCTACAATTTATAACTGTGGTATTTTTTCTGTAGGGTTTATAAAAAAAGATGGAACTGAAAGACATATGAATTGTCGTGCAGTTTCAAATGATAAGTTTTTCAAGGGTGGAGAACTTAAAGGAAATAGGGAGCATTTGATTGAGGTTATTGATTTAGATGCCTTGAGAAAAAATCCATCACAACCAACAGAGGCTTGGAGGTCTATTAATTTAAATAGTATTTTTAGTCTTAAAATTGGAGGTACTCAATGGGTAAAGTAACTTTTCATTATGAAAATGGTATTACTATTGAATGGAATGGTCTTGCTACTTTCAATGTTTTTAATGATAGGCATAATACTGATTGTTTTACTCATTATGGAACAACGGAAAACAAAGACGGATATAGTTATATCTCAACAACAAAAGCACACGAAATTGCTGATGAACATTATGAGGAGATGTATACTGAATGGCAACAAGAATTAGCAATGGATAATGCTGATATCATGGAGTCACCTCAATAACAAAGACAAAGCCCCTCACAATGAGGGGCTTTTAATTTAAATAGGAGCTGAAAAAAATGGATAAAAATTTAATTAAAAATATTGAAGAAAATAAGTTCTTCAGAGTTGGTAATACTTTTTATGATATTGATAAAATTGAAAATGATCATCTTATCTTTTGTACATTTGGTGGAGGTTTTCAAACAAAAATTTCTTTAAATGATAAAAAACTAAATAAAGATTTTTATAATGGTGATTTAACTTTTTTTGAAAAAGTGCCTTATATTTATCAATCAGTAGAATTATATCTAGAAGGTTGGAAAGAGAATGAAAACCTTGAAGCTTATAATTTAAAATTTCATAATTGGAATGGTTGGAGTCATTGCTATGCAACATTAGATCAAGTTATAAAATTTAATGAGTATCAAAAAAATTCGGAACATGGTTTAGCTAATGGCTTGTATGAAGATACAGACATTTTTAAAATCATAGATGATGAAACCATTACCATAAAAGAATATGAACAACTTGAAGCTAACAAAATGGAACTTATAACCATTAAAAGTGATATCATTAATTACAATGGTAAAGACATAAACCCTAAAGTTTTTGATTTGATGTCTGCTAATTGGTGTTGGAGTCAAGCATAACAAATACAAAGCCCCTAATAGTTAGGGGCTTTTAATTTAACTTGGAGTGAAAAAAATGATTATTGAAAGACTTAAAAAAATTAGAAAGATTAAAAGTAATAGGAATATAATAGAGCTCATGGACTGTTGTTCTAGGGGCTCTATTAGTTTCCATCCTGATGATGAAATAGAGTCTTATCATTTGGATGATACCCCTTATAATAAACACTATCAAAAGTTTTTAATTAAAAAATTAAATACTTTAATTCCTCAAGCACAACAACACAATGAGAGCTTGCTTTATGAGCTCATATATGCTTTTGATGAGGATAAAACTGGAGTATCGGCTAAACCTCAAGGATGGAAGGAGTGAATATGAAAACATTAAAACTAGCGAACTACTAATATATGAATGATTAAGACACATGTTCCGGGACCTGACCATCAGGTCCCGGTAATTTAATTGGTTGAAAAAAAAGGATCAAGGAATGACAGAACAAAAAATTTTAAGAGATATTAAGATCCTGGAAAATCAGGTATTGATAACACAGAGCTCAAGGCTCAAAAGAGCTTGGATGGATAAGCTGCTAGCATTAACTAAAATTTTGGTAGGGCTCAAGAAATAAAAAGCTCATAATTGAGCATACAAGGACTTAAAGGGAACAAGGGGTAGTAATATACCCCTTGTTTTTTTTTATTATAGTTCAGCCTCGAATGAACATTGGTTATTTTCTTCTACACACTTTTTTATTTTTTGACCTAAATGCAACCTTGCATACCATTCAAGAACACCCTTGCACTTTTCTTTTTTAAGTCCAATTTGTTTCTCAAGGCTTTCATCATTATAGCCATCGTTCTCTTTAAAAAACTTATCTAGTTTTTCATTCCAAGATCCAAGTTTAGCAAGGCAAGTTTTAATACCTTTATCAATTGAAGTCATATGATCTTTATCAAAATAATAATTTAAATATTGATTATAGCCCTCACTACCGAAAAAATCAGCATCACTACTTGATTGAACAGCAAACCAAAACTTGCCCTCAATATCACCATTATAATATCTACCCATAATTTACTCCTTTGTTAATGGTTAAATAATAAATTGACATTACATGGGATATAGCCCATAGTCAATTATTAATAAAATATATAGGAGTGTATATGAAAACTAAAAAGAAACCTATTATCCAACCTTATGGCAATGTTGGAGTAGATAGTGGACAATTACTAATTATTGACCCTTGTTATTTAGAAGAATTTATGAAACTTTATTCATATGATGACATCTGTAGTATCGAGGGT